GGCGCTTTGTTAAAGTTTGATACCCGTTAACCACACCAGCTAAAGCCTATTCACCCTTTCTAAACGCATTCAGAGTAGGTGATTTAGCCGATTGGTACCCGTAAGGTACCACCCAAACTTCAAACGACATTCGCGTTTGGCGCGATTTGCTATTGGAGAAGACATGGAAATCATTGAAGGTAAAGCATTAAAACTAAAACTACGTAACCCGCACAAGGTGCTAAACGTAATCCCGAAGAGCGCATTGCTAGAGGAAGGTGACGTTAGTACTGTCATGGTGCATTGGGGTTTGGAAGAAGCACAGGTACTTAAAAACTTACGTATCAAGAACGTGCCGTCACCCATCGTGGCTAAGTACAGTTGGCCGGGAATTTACCAGCCGTTCACACATCAGAAACAAACATCCGCGTTCTTTACTCTGCACCGCAGAGCGTTCTGCTTTAACGAGCCGGGCACAGGCAAGACGCTATCTGTTACATGGGCATGCGACTACTTGATGAACACCAAGCACATCAAGCGCGTGCTAGTTATCTGCCCACTATCTATCATGCAAGCCGCATGGCAGAACGACATCTTCAAAGGGGCTATGCACCGCAGGGTGGGTATCGCCTACGGCAGTAAAGAAAAGCGTGCGCAAATAATTAACTCAGATGCTGAGTTCGTCATCATTAACTTTGACGGTGTGGCTGTGGTTGAAGATGTCATAGCAAACGCAGGCTTTGACATGATTGTGATTGACGAAGCCAACGCATATAAGACAGCAACCACAACCCGATGGAAGGTGTTGAACCGCATACTTAAACCAAACATGTGGCTGTGGATGTTGACGGGCACGCCCGCTTCGCAGTCGCCCCTTGATGCGTACGGCCTAGCCAAACTACTCAACCCATCTGCAACACCACGCAGTTTCACCATGTATCGCGACCAAGTGATGCACAAGATTACTCAGTTCAAGTGGGTGCCCAAGGTAGACGCAGAGCAAGTGGTTAACTCACTACTGCAACCCGCTATACGATTTACCAAAGACCAATGCCTTGACTTGCCAGACATGTTGTACACCGAGCGAGAAGTACCACTTACCCCACAACAGCTTAAGTATTACAACAAGTTACGCAAGGTCATGGCGGTGCAAGCGGCAGGCGAAGAAATCACAGCAGTCAACGCGGCGGCTAAGTTAAACAAGTTGCTACAAATATCTTGCGGTGCTGTGTACACAGACAACGATGAAGTTGTATCGTTCGATGCTAGCAATCGCATCGAGGTGTTGAAAGAAGTAATCGATGAGTCCACCAACAAGGTACTTGTGTTTGTGCCATTCAGACATTCAATTGAACTTTTGTATGACAACCTACGCAAAGATAACTACACAGTAGAAGTTATCCACGGTGGTGTACCCGCAGGCAGGCGCACCGACATCTTCAAACGATTCCAAGAAGACGCTGACCCACGGGTGCTTGTCATACAGCCCCAAGCAGCATCACACGGTGTCACCTTGCACGCCGCGAATACCGTAGTGTGGTGGTCGCCTATCACTTCCTACGAAACATACGCCCAAGCAAATGCCCGCGTGCATAGGGCGGGGCAGACGAATAAATGTTTAGTTGTAAAACTAATGGGTAGTCCAGTAGAAGCTAAGTTGTACAAAGCCCTTGATAGTAAAGAGCAAGCGCAATTTAATTTAATGGAACTTTATAAAGATGAATTAGAAAGGACTTGACAAAGTAAAGTTGTGATGTATGATTAACCAAAAAACAGCGAAAGGAAAGACATGGATATAACAGCAGACAGACTTGTAAAGGTCTACATAAAAATGCGTGATAAGCGTGCCGAAATCAAGGCCGCATATGAAGCGCAAGACAACGCAATAAAAGAACAGATGGAGATGGTTGAATCTAACCTTCTTGAAATCTGCAAGACGACTGGTGCTGAAAGCATCAAGACCTCGCACGGCACAGCCATTCGTTCAATGAGTACCCGCTATTGGACAGGTGACTGGGGCGCTATGCATAAGTTCATTCGTGACCACGATGCACTTGACCTTGTTGAGAGACGCATATCGCAACTCAGCATGAAAAACTTCCTACGTGAAAACCCAGACCTCTTACCAGCAGGTCTGAACGTAGATAACAAATACACAGTTACTGTAAGGAGAGCTTAATTGGAAACTGCACTTACGTTGGCGCAGGTGGCAAAGCTATTGCAAGTCGCCCCGTCAACCATCCACGCTTTGATTCGGGAGAAAGACCCAGTCAAACGTATCCCGTATGTTCGCGTTGGCAAGAGTTATCGATTCTTTGCTAGCGAACTTTCTCGCCACTTCAACATGAACATTGACATCATTAAGGAACAAACAAATGTCTGAACTCACTCTGTTTTCTCAAGGCGGTAACGCCCTTCCAGCACACTTCCAAAACTTGGAACTCGATGCAACAACTAAAGCCCTGATGGGTGGCGGTGGTAGCGGTAAGCGTGTGTCTATCCGTGGCGGTGTATTCCGCATGATTGTTGGTGGCAAAGAAGTCGCACAAAATGACGACCGCGCCATGAACGTGGTTGTGGTTCGCTCTGCTGAGAAGACCTCACGCAGTTACTACTCTGGCACTTACACAGAAGGTCAGAACTCTGCGCCTGTGTGTTGGTCTAACGATGGTGTTGCACCTGACAAGTCTGCAAAGAACCCGCAGGCTACTAACTGCCAGAACTGCCAACAGAACATCAAGGGTTCTGGTCAAGGCGACAGTCGTGCTTGCCGCTTTAGCCACCGCATTGCGTTGGTCTTGGAGAACAACATCGATGGTGATGTGTACCAACTCACTTTGCCAGCCCAGTCAATCTTTGGCACAGGCGACAACGGCAAGATGCCACTACAGCAGTACGCCAAGTTCTTGGGTGGACATGGTATCCCTGTGACTGCGGTTGTGACAGAGATGCGCTTCGATACAGCAAGCGCCACACCGAAGTTGACGTTCAAGGCTGTGCGCCCATTGAGCGTTGAAGAGATGGCTACTGCCAAGACCCAAGGCCAAACGCCTGATGCGTTGAACGCCGTTGTTATGACCGTTGCTCAAGTCGATGGCACTGACGAGTCCAAGCCAGCGTTGCCTGCGACCTTCGCTAAACCCACACCTGCTGTTGCAGAGCCTGTGAAAGAGCCAACGAAAGTTGCTACTAAGAAAGTTGAGACAAAGAGCGTAGCGAATGTTCTCGACGAATGGGCTGATGACGACGGCACTGCGTAAATTTATGGGGGCTTCGGCCCCCAATCACAAGGAATCATATGATTGGCTATTCACTATCAACAGTTCATAAGAACAAACAAGCAGACATAAAGAAGACAGGCGTGCGTATCGGGCGCAAATGCATCAAACTTAGTATCCCAGTATCAGTGATTGCAAAAGTAGCAGGGGTAAGTACGGTGGCGGTGTACGGTTGGTTTGCGGGAGACTTCAACCCCAAACAAAAAATTGCTGACAAGGTGTTTGCGTACCTTGGAAAGCAGTAACCTATACATCCTCCAAAAGTCGAGCCTTCATTGGCTCAAGATAAACACCCCCTGCGAAAACCCAAGCCATGACAAAAACAGAATTTCTAACCGCAGTGCTTGCCGATACAGGCACATACTGCGCAGTTGGAATAATGCAAGGCAAGATTCGCACACGGTTTACAAATGACATTCCCACACTCGTTACAGAGATTGAAGCTATCCACGGTGCTGGCGCAGACGCGTACTTTGCGATGTCTTCGTTCGACCAAGCAATTAACCCACCCCGTAGGTTGGCGGCAAACGTATCAGTCATCAAGTCGTTCTGGCTTGACCTAGATTGCGGACCCACAAAAGCCTACCTCACGCGGGTTGATGCGATAGCGGCACTCGGTCAGTTCTGTGCTGACCTTAATCTCCCACAACCCATCTGCATTAACTCTGGCAACGGACTACATGCGTACTGGGTGCTAGACGACGCGATAAAGAAAGACATTTGGATTCCCGTAGCGAAGCGCCTAAAAGAAGTTTGCATAGAAAAGCAACTACACGCTGACCCATCATGCACCACAGATGCCGCCCGTATTCTGCGCGTGCCAGACACTACACACTTTAAAGACCCAACCAATCCGTTACCTGTCGAGTACATCGCTGGTGATGGCAAGATTGATTTGATAGAGTTTGCAAAAGCCTTGGGTGCGACAACCGCCCAAGCCCCAGACAGCCTACCCTTTGAAGTGCCAGACCACCTCAAGGCCGAGGGGCTAGACGAGACTAGCAAGAGCCTGATTGGTAAGAACAATACCTTTCGCTTTCAGAAAATCATCGCCCTCAAAGCAGAGGGTTGCCCGCAACTCAACCGTATACTAGAAGACCAAACCAACATAGACGAACCCTTGTGGCGTGCGGGCTTATCGGTTGCACAGCATTGTATTGACCGCGACTCGGCTATCCACGACATCTCCAACATGCACCCCGCATACGATAGGGGGCAGACAGAATACAAGGCGAGTCTGACCAAGGGTCCATACACATGCGGTATGTTTGATACCCTGCACCCCAACACTTGCGGGTCATGCAAGCACAAGGGTAAGTTTGGTTCGCCCATCGTGTTGGGAAAAGAAATTGAAGCAGCAACAGAAGCAGATAATAAAGTAGAACAAGTTAACGCAGAGACAAAAGAAAAGCGGGTGTACGACATACCCGCGTATCCCTTTCCCTTTTTTCGTGGCAAGTATGGTGGCATCTACCGCAAAGCAGATGCAGGCCAAGAAGACGGGCAAGACAAGTTAGTCTATGAGAACGATTTTTATGTGGTCAAGCGAATGTTTGAC